GCCCACCTCTAGAAAAGTAGGGACTGCATTCTCTCCAGTTACTACTGTTCCACCAATCAATACTGCTGTAGCCGCAGCCGCAGTACCACCAGCAGAAGTATGTGCTGATGAAGGTATCGCAGACCCGGTATAAACCGTACCTACTGTTACATTCTCTATTTTAATTTCTCTTACTGGAGTGTCTGCTAAGACTATTCTTAACGTATTATCTTCTTTGTTTTCCTTTCTCCACGCTAGTTCTTGTTCTAGAGTTGCAGAAGGGTTCTGGGCAGGGGCAGCATAAATGCCTGAATCTCCATTTGTAAATGATCGATCTGCAAGAACTGTTTCATTAACTACGACACCAGTACCCGCCGTACCGCCAAGTGCTAACAAGCCTATAGCCATTTGTGGACTTAGCCCCATCATTCTCAAGAAGGAATAAGGAGACATTATGATTTTAAAGGCTGTCTTCCATTTTGCTGACTCAGCATTTAAATATTCTATTTTAACCAGCAGCCAATTTCTCCATATAGTTACTTTTTTATATATTGTTATGGGCGATTTAAGAATTGCAGAGGGTTTAAAATTAGATAAGTGTAGAATAAACCCAGCTAAAATTAATCCCACAGAACCACTAATTGACCACAGCAAATTCGCTTGTAATAAAACTATTCCATCAAAAAGTTCTGTTGCCAAACTCATCGATATATAAGGAGTAATAGCAGGAATAGGATTTATATATGATACAAATAATCCAAGGCTACCTAACCCTAATAAAAGTGTAGTATTTATCATCCCCAAAACCGTAGCTATCCGTTTAAATGGAATAACTATTGTGGGTAAAGTAATAGACGGTATAGGAATAGTAGGTATAGATATACTAGGTATCTTAAACCTCGGAAATTTAATTGTTGGCGAAGCTATTTTAGGCATGGAAAACTGGGGTTTAAAAAATTTTTTAAACATATGATACCTCCTTACCAACTATGTTCTCTATATATTATACTAGAAAACTTTAAATTATGCAATCTCACAAGCACTCCAATCACAAGAAAGGCATTTATGACAACCTGATTCATAGATAATCTGGGGATTCTCACAACATTCAGCCTCTATTTTATTACTTTTTGTACCTTTTACTAGAATTTCTTGTTCTCGACTCCCCGCTCGATAGACCGTAATCCCTTTACATTGCATTGTCCATGCTAACATATATGTATCATAAACATCTTCTATCGTAGATTCGTTTGACATATTAATAGTTTTTGATATTCCTGAATCCACATGTGCTTGAAAGGCTGCTTGCATTAAAACATGTTCAGCAGGAGTTAGTTCGGGTGATGTAATAAAAATTTCTTTTACATCATCAGGAACATCATCTCGATCTTGTAAATTACCGCCTTCAGCCAGATATTCCATAAGATCATCCGAATAAAAACCACGGTTTATTGCTTCCCGTGTAAAATATAAATTAGTATAAACTAATGTTTGGGCTATTCCTGTCTCTTCCTTTAAAATATTTTGTTTTTTCCACGCTAATGCAAAAGTAGGCTCAATTCCTGATGAACAATCTGCCAACATAGAGATAGTTCCTGTAGGGGCAACAGTCATACGGCAAGCATTTCGATATACTTCAGTAATGGGATTAAAAGAACTTTCTTCCCATGCAGGAAAAGGGCCTCTTAATACACCTAATCGAAGCGATTCTTCATTCGCTACCTTAGTAATATAATCTATAAGCCTTGCTGCAATTTCTTGAGCCTTAGATGAATTATAGGCAACCTTTAATTGAATTAATAAGTCAGCAAAACCCATAATCCCTACACCAATTTTACGTGTAGCTTTTGTCATAGTCTCAATTTCAGAAGTCGCATAATAATTAGCATCAATTACGTTATCTAAAAAATGTACTGATAATTTAGTTACGGCTGTTAACCGATCCCACTTTATATTTTCTGTCCATTCTGTACTTGGGCCGTGCGTAATTAAACCCGATGCATCATAACTATTAGCATCACTATAAAATTTTGCAACGTTAATAGAACCTAAATTACATGATTCGTTTGCTAACAATGGTTGCTCCCCACAAGGATTTGTAGCAATCATTTCCCCATATTCTTTAATTACTTTATTATCTTTATTAACTCTATCTAAAAATACTATTCCGGGTTCTCCATTTTTATGTGCGCCCTCACAAATCTTTTGAAATACTTCATAAGCATTTAATTTTCCTGCTAATTGATTTGTATGTGGGTCTATTAAATTATAGACAAGTTTATTTTTTACACATTCCATAAAATGTTGATCAACACCAACACTAATATTAAAATTGTGTATATCACCTTCAGTTGATTTACAATCGATGAACTCAAGTATGTCAGGATGGTATACCGACATAACTGCCATATTCGCTCCATCACGTTTACCTCCTTGGGTAACCATTGAAGAAACACTTGATAGGACTTTAAGTACTTCAATAGGCCCACAAGCTTTTCCATGTGTTGTTTTAATGGCTGTTCCTTTGGGACGTAATTTCGATAAGGAAAATCCTGTTCCTCCACCGAACTTTTGAACCATTGCTGCGTCAGAAGCGGCTTTCATAATACCCTCCATGCTATCTTCTAAGGGTAAAACAAAACATGCTGATAACGTACCTTGCTTTGTTCCCGCATTCATTAATGTTGGGGAATTAGGAATAAACTCAAGTCGTTCCATAATAGTCAGGAACTGATTTTCCAGTAATTTCTTTTCAATCGGAAGCGTTAGATATTGATCTTCTACTTCAGCAATCGCTTTCGCTACCCGTTTAAATAAAGCATTTCCGTCTTCAACCGTTTCTCCTCGGTCATTTTTTAAATAATACCTGTTCTTTGCAACCACCTCTGCGTGTGGTGCTAATGTTGTTGTCATATGTAAACCTCCTTTTATCCTCTATGTCCACAATAAATACATAAATTTCGTTCTGGAACCCAAAACTCTTTTGTACATACTAACTCTTGACAATGCGGATTAGGTGGTGAGATCGTTACCTGTCCATCATCGGATGTCCAACGTAATGTTGGAACGCCATTCTCGTCTATTTCCTGTACGTTTAACTTATCGTCACGTTTACCATATAAGGTATCAGCAATTGAAACTTCTTGCTTTCTCTCAGGAACTTCTCCCGGCGAGACAGCGTCTAACCATTCTGTCGCACTTCCTAAAGTAGTATATATATTTTGTTCTAGTTCATAAGCAGCTTGTGCTGCCATCGCTATTGAAAAGAATGCGTCACCATGACCCATAGGAGTCTCAGGAGCCTTCAATTCATTATTTACAGATAATATCTGTTGTCTTTGTCTTTCATCTTTTAATAGTTTAAGTCTATCATTCATTACATAAGTCTCAAAAATTTGAGCCATTGTATTCTTACTCTTCCTAGAGAAGGTCATAGGTCGCCACATATGTGCTAATCCACGATCTTCTAATTCTCCACGAGTATTATCTATGTATCCTCGCATTATATCAAAGTTTTCTGCAATCTCATTTAGAAATTCAACTTGATCTGTATAGTTCCATCCATCAAGCCATGACTGATGAATCTGTTCTAAGACTTCTCCTCTACGCCTAAATATAACTAGGTGTGAAGGATGCCGTTTTTTACCTACATCAAAGCCCGCAAATAACTGTTCATCAATAGACTTTTTATACTTCTTACTTGCAGGATGATTTACTAATGTAGTGTCTTCACATTTCTCAATGTCTTCTGATTCAAAATATGCTTCGGTTGAAAAGTGTGGGATTAACAAAAACTCAGAAGCAAACGACTTAGGTCTTGCTTTTTGTTGTTGTAATAACCATTCTTCACTATATAACTCAGGCATTAAAACTCTGCGATTTGGAGCAGGGTCTAACGCTGGTAAATTTCTAGTCATAAATCTATCATCTTTTTGTAACTTTGTCAAGAGGTCACCCGGCATCATTGGCGTTCCTAACACAATTACAGGAATATCTTTTAATGGGATAAACATAGACTCCGTAAGAAAATGATCTTCTACTTTATTTATTTGGGCAGGATTAAGGGGATTTTCTGGATCACGTAATACGTCATCTGCAATTAAAGCCCCATTAACGTGCATTCCACGTTTGAATGAAAACAATCCTCCATGCATAATCTCTACAGGTTTTGCCCCAAGATGATATCTAAAAGAATAGTCTGCTTTTGGTGATCTATTTTTCAGCCAGTTCATTAAAATTGGATTACGATTAACTTCTTTATTTATCTCAGAAATATGATACTTTGCCATACCATCACTATAAGATAAATACAATACAGACATATCTCTTGTAGCCTGTAGTAATCTCCAAATACTAAAAGCGTGACCTAAAATTGTAGATTTAAAATGGAATCGTGGCAATACAGCACAATAATTTAAACCTTCTTGTAAACACCTTTCGATATCTTCAGCCACTACTCCAACATGCCAAGCCCTAAAGTATTCAGGATGATCGAATCCTTGTGACCAAATGTCTCTAAGAAACTCCCAAAAACTCCCGGTCTTAATTGTCTCATGTGTAGTTAAACCATCGGCAAGTAAATCAAACGCTTGCGAAAATGTAGTTACGTCTTCAGATTTTGCCATATTACTCCTGTTCCTGCACAATAGTTTTTAATCTTATCGCTACTTTTTTAATAATGTCTTGATCCTGTATTTCTTCGATCAATACGTTTAATACATCTTGTACAAATTGTAAGTTAATTAGTCCTTCCATTACAACTCGTTCCCCTCTAATACCTAAATCTAAAGCTTTAGCTGCGTCTGAAGCCCTATCAAAAGTTAATGTTGATAATTCATTAACAGCTTTCTGTCTCAATCTCTCATACTCATCTAAATGTTCGGTCTGCATTCTTGCGAACCTATGACTTTCACTTTCTTTAACTGCGGCAGTAGCATCAGATTTTACTAAGGCTTTTTGTCCTTTCCAATCATCTGATCTTGCCCATACATATATAGTAGGAGCCGCTACTTTAACTTTAAACTGTTTGGAGATAGTTGTAGCTATCTCCTTCGCAGAATGATCTCCTGTTAAATACATCTCTAAAGCTTTCAATTTAACCTTCTCAGGTAGCTTCTTAGGCATTAGAGATAGGCTCCCGGATCGTAATCAATTGTAGGTGCTTGTGAATCTAATGATCCTCCATACGGAGTACCATCTCCCTGTAACAATGATCCAAAATCTTTATGTCCTGTTTTACCATTATTTGCCGTATTATAACAATACGGTACATGTGTTCGTCCTCCTGATGTATCTCTAAAAGATTTAAATCGTACTACTATTTCATTTGGTCTAGTACAGACTGCATTCCAAACCATTTCATTTGGATAAAGAGGTTCAAAATTTGGGTTATCACTTATAGTTCCCCAAGTTTTTTGTAAGTCTTTTACTCGTTTATTCCAAAAACAGTCTGTATATTCACAATAGACCACTTTACCAAACTCTTTCTGTATATCTTCTTCCGTCATTCCTTCAGGAAGTTTATCTTCATATTCTATTTTTTCTGAATACTTTTCTGTAAACTGAATCCGTATATCCCCATCCATATTACCTCTATAACTATTAACCATTTCTTTCCTCCTGTTTGGCCCATAATGCTATACAAGCCGCATCTGCAAAATCTTGTTCGGGGAATACTTCTCCCCACTTTTCTATTGCATATTCTTTAATTTCTTTTTTGGAAGCATTTCCTTTTCCTACAACATCTTTTTTCCATTTAGTATTATCTACATAATCACATTTAATACCGTAGTGTTTACTTAAAAACCACACTAAACCTGTTACAGAAGCAATTGAAATAGTTGCTTTCGGATTTTGAATAAATATTGGAGCCTCTACACGGGCTATCAAGTCTCCATATGAATTTAGTGTATGTTTTATTGTACTAATATCAGCCCAAAAATCCTCACCAAATTTGCCGAATCTTGACAGAAAATCTTTTTCTTTTGATCCCCACTTCTGTTGCAAAATTATATTTTCATTTTCATCTATCCAGACAGCGTGTATCGCTTTACTGGAACAATCAACACCTAAATAAGCTATATTATCCATTTGATTTAAACTCCCCGTAGGTTCTTAAAGTAACTACACGAGAAACGGCATCATAAGCTGCTTTATAAGCATTTAATAATCCTTGTAATCTGGAGTGAATAGCTTCTTGTTCAATTACTTCTCGTCTTAATTCTTTTAATTGATCATATCTATCCATAACTGCCCCTCTAATCTCTTCTCGTGTCAATTTCTTTTTGCCTTCTGTCTCTCTTTCATCTGCTATTCTATAGATTGCTGTCGCATAACCCTCATTAAAGGCTGCTTCAATAGCATTAGATTTAGTTACAGCGTCTGAAACTTGCCCTTCTAAATATGCTTTGAAGCCACCATAAACTAACAAGTATTCTTCTAATTGTTTATTGTCACAGTTTAATAAATTTCCATACTCTAAACCAGAATCTTCTAAATTAGTTTTAAATTCTGGTACATTAAGAGTCTGTAGATACTGTGTTGACTTCCCTAATGCTTTCATCGGAGTCCATTGTGTCTCCCTGTTCTCCATAATCATATGTTACCTCCCTACAAGCACAATAAAATTCCCCCCCACAATTGCGAGGTACTTCATTGGACTTCATATTCTGTATCTTAATACATCTAGTTTTAATATTATCCCATATATCTATTGATTTTACAACCTTAAAAGCTTTTAATTTTTGATCATTCTTATTTTCATAAAGCACTATGCCCTGATCTACTCCAACTTCATTGATATTTAAATATATCTGTAATTGAATAAGGTGTTCAGGTTTAGGTTCTGCTTTTAAAAGTTTAAATCCCT